AAAGGTTGTCCAGTTTATATTACAGGTTTTGATGATGATATACATGAGGTTGAGTTAGCAAACGCAACAACCGCATCAACAATGCCAGTAATTGGATTTACAGGTGAGGATTTTGATAACGCTGGTGTTTATCCTTTAATCACTTTTGGTAAGTTAGTTGGTGTGGATACAACAAGTACGGTATCGACAATTAACCCTAATGGTGAGACGTGGGCGGTTAATGATGTATTATATATGAATACAACTGATGGTGGATTAACTAAATTTAGACCACCAGGAACAAATACACAAATACAAAGAATAGCTAAGATATTAAAGGTTGGTACAACTGATGGTCAATTATTTATATTTAACACTGCACGTACCGCTGGTTTACCAAACTTAACCTCAGATTATTTATGGGTTGGTAATGGTGATGATAAACCTCAAGAAGTTATTAGAACTGATGTAGGTATTACCACAACAGGATTCACATACAATAACAATAATACTTTAACTATAACTGATGATAATGGTGGTTCACTTAGTACTACTATTAATCAAGTTAGTGGTTTAACAATTAATGGTAATTTAGATGTTATAGGTGATATAGGTAATACAGGTAATTGTGTTACAAATTTATACGTATCTAATATTCAGTCATGTTCACCACTTAATATTAACTCAAATGACGAAGGTAATGTTTATTTCGGTTCAACAAGTGGGGTAACCATTGATTTAATAAATAATAGACTTGGTGTGAATACATCATCACCCACACAAAAAGTACATATTGATGAAGGTATTTTAAGAATTGAAAATTCTAATCCTGATTTATCTACCATCAATAGTGTTAGAGAAAATGGTATACGATTAGATGCAGGATCAACATCTAGTTATGCTGAGATTAGACCCTATAATGGACCTAATAATACAAGAATTGGTCTTAGTTTTTGGGCATCTAATTCTCTACCAACAGAAGTTGTAAGAATTCAACCAAATGGTGATGTTGGTATTGGTACAACAACACCGACAGAAAAATTAGACGTTAGTGGTAATACAATAATTAATGGTAATTTAGGTGTTACTGGTACAGTAAATATAGGAACTTTAGGGACAGGAACCTCTATTAATACTTTGGGGATAGATTCTAACGGTTATGTTGTTAGTGGTAATACCACTAGCAGTGACAGTATCTCAATCTCATATTTTAATGTTCAAAATACTTCATTAGCAGATAATGCTAGGTACTATCTTGGACAAATGACAACTCTACAAACTAGTGTGAATGCAGTTGCTCATATACCCCTCCCATCAGGAACAATAACAGAAGCTTATATTGGAGTTTATAATGCTAGTACATTTGCTAGTGGTGAAAATATAACAGTTAATTTTTTATCCGATGGTGGAGCAACAAGTAACACATTGTCATCGACTGTAACTGCAACTAGCAGACATCAAGAATTTATAATCACAGGTTTATCAATAGATATTAATGCTGGTAGAACTTTCGTAATCATAGAGACCCCTACTTTTACCACTAACCCAACTGCAGTACAATTTAGAGTAGGAATTAAATTAGAACTATAATGATAACAAAATATACATATAAATTACAAGGAAATGGTCAAGATAGTTGGCATGTAGATGTACATGATTGTCAAACTGAAGAAGAAGCAACTATTGAAAATAGAATATCTAGGGAAATTGTTTTTGAAGATCCAAATATAAACTCAGATACCAATATGAATAATTTAGATTTCACAAAATTAACACTAGAACAAATCCAACAACTAAAGAATATTTTAGGGATTAACTAATCTCATCACCATAAATATCAGTCTTAGTTTTACACTTTTCTCTAATAAGTTTTTCTACAAAGGCGAACATCTTAAGACCATTCTTCTCACAATACTCTTTTAATAATTTATGTGTTTGTGGTGTTATTTTTAAGTTTTTATCCCTTTTCATATACTATAAATATGTAAGTATGACAAAAGTATGATAAAATTCATACTATTTTTTGTTGTAAAACAACAAAAATAATTTTTTCAAAAATATCCGCATATTTATTATAAAAAGAAATTAATAATAAATGTTTAAAAAATAAAATTAAATGGCATCAACAGACAGAATTTTTGTAAGTCCAGGTGTATTCACATCAGAAAAGGACTTAACATTCGTAACGAGACAAGTCGGTGTTACAACGTTAGGGTTATTAGGTGAAACTCCTAAAGGACCGGCGTTTGAACCTGTATTTGTTTCTAACTACGATGAATTTATTAGTTATTTTGGTGGACTAAACCCTGAGAAGTTTAAGGGTACTGGTTACCACAAATACGAATTAAATTATATCGCCAAATCATTTTTAACTCAAACTAATCAATTATATGTAAGTAGAGTTTTAGGTTTATCTGGTTATGACGCAGGTAATGCGTGGGCAATCACATTGGATTCCGCAGAAGATCCGACAACTGTAGGTAGTGCATCTACAGTCACAAGTAATCCTTTATTAACATATACCGCAGAAACAACAGGTAATCCAGTTGCATTAAGTTGGAACAATGCTAACTTAGAAGCGTTATACAATGACGGACAATTTTCACTATCTACATTAGGATTATTAGATACTGGATCAACTATTTCAGTAACTAACCCAATTTATGTTAAAACAGGATGTGACTTTAGTGGTGCAACTTTCGATATGGAAGTCGCAACTACAGGAACAAGTGGTGTTTATGTTACTGGTACTACAAGTGGTACGGTAGTTAGTTACACCGCAACTTGTTTAACGGATATAGATGGTAGTGTAATTGCAACATTGAGATCGAGAGGTGATTATGACGCAAATGAGACTTTAATATTTGATGTTACAGGTGCGACTGACGCAGTTATGAGTAACACAACAAATATTACATCTAACGCATTGGCATCATTTACAATTAATGGTACCGCAAGTAATGGTAACACATTTAGTTATGATGTGTCAATGGATAGAACTAAAAAGAATTTCTTACCAAGAGTATTCGGTAGTTCAACACAAGACAAAGAAACAGAATTATGGGTTGAGGAAATCTATACTAACGTATTGGAGGACTTAATCGCTAAAAGTCAAGTTAGAGGTTTAGACATAGACTTCAACAATATTTCAGGAGATACAACTGCCAATTCAAGTGGATATTTATCAAACTATAAAGAACAATGGAAATCTGCGGCATCACCTTGGGTACTTTCAGAATTAAAAGGTACTGGTACAGGTGCAACATTACAAAGACTTTTTAGATTCATTACAATATCTGATGGTAATATGGCTAACCAAGATGTTAAATTCTCTATCATCAATATTAAACCAGATGATAAAACATTTGATTTATTAGTTAGAAAATTTAATGATTCAGATGCTAATCCATCTGTAATCGAAAAATTCTCTTCGTTGAATTTAGATATCAATAGTACTGGATTCATTGGAAGAAAAATAGGTACTAACGATGGTGAATATCCATTAAGAAGTAAGTATATTATGGTTGAATTCTATGATAGTGACACTCAAGCTTCTTATTTAGATGATCCTGATTTAGTTAATCACTTCCCTGCAGGATTTGAGGGTGTGTTGAATAGAACTTACATTGGTTCTAGGACTTCATTACCACCTAAGATCGAATATAAAACAGAATACACAGATTTTAATACTTCTAAATTAAGAAAAACTTATTTAGGATTAAATACAGATATCGGAGTAGATCAAGACTTCTTCGATTACAAAGGTAAAAACGCAGTTAACAACGGAGTTTTCACAGGTAAAACTGATGGATTCCACTTAGATGTAAACGCAAATGGTGCGTCAGTTGACTTAGGAGTTAACACTTATGTACCTACACTACAAGTTGGTGTGTCGGCGTTCACATCAGACGCAGGATTAGTAGGTGGACCTTATGAGAAGTTAGCGGCAAGAAAATTCACATTCACATCATTCGGTGGATGGGACGGATGGGATGAGTATAGACTACAAAGAACTAATACAGATAATTATACTAAAACAGGTTCTAAAGGTTCTCTTGGAGAATCAAAAGGAGTATTCTCATCATTTGTAACAACTGAAGGTGATCAAGGAATCACTTCTGACTACTACGCATACTTAGATGGTATTTACACTTATAACAATCCTGAAGCGGTTAACATTAATGTATTCGCAACACCAGGTATTGATTTAAGAGATAATATCAGTTTGATTGAAAACGCAGTAGATATGGTAGAGGTTGATAGAGCGGATTCACTTTATGTAATTACAACGCCTGATACTGATGATGATGGACTAGCGTTAACACCAGACGAAGCGGTAGAAATTATAGAAGATTCAGGAATCGACTCTAACTACTCCGCTACATACTGGCCATGGTTACAGATGAATGATACAGAAAATAACAGATATGTATGGTTACCACCTACATTAGAAGTTATGAGAAACATCGCCCTTACGGATAACGTAGCGTTCCCTTGGTTCGCAGCGGCAGGTTTAAATAGAGGTACAACAAACGCAATCAAAGCGAGAGTGAAACTTAAATTAGATGATAGAGATGACTTATACGAAGGAAGAATTAACCCAATGGCGACATTCTCAGATGTAGGAGTTGTAATCTTCGGTAATAAAACTTTACAAGTTAAAGAAACCGCACTTAATAGAATTAGTGTTAGAAGATTGTTGTTACAAGCGAGAAAACTTATTTCAGCGGTGTCAATCAGATTGTTATTCGAACAAAATGATGATGTTGTAAGAAATCAGTTCTTAAGTTTGGTTAACCCAATTTTGGATAACATTAGAAAAGAGAGAGGTTTAACTGACTTTAGAGTTGTATTGGATGACACACCAGAGTCTATTGATAGAAACGAACTTAATGGTAGAATCTTTATTAAACCAACAAGATCGTTAGAATTCATTTCGATTGAGTTCAACATCACTAACACTGGGGCATCTTTCGATGATATCTAAAAAAATAAAAATAGTTAAATTAAACCCTCACTTATGTGGGGGTTTTTTATGATCCGACAATATTTATATTATATGAATATTAAACTTACAGAATCACAATATAAATTATTAAAAGAATTTAAGAAAAAGGCGTATTCGTTTGATTGGGATGATAACATATTAATTATGCCCACAAGAATACATTTAGATTATAGAATTGGTAATACGGATGCGTATGTACCTGTTTCAGTTTCCACAGAACAATTTAGAAGTGTTAGACATAAGTTAGGTAATGAGTTTAGATATCTTAATAATGATATTACACAATCATTTAAAGATTTCAGAGATTATGACTCATTTATAGAAGACACAAAAAGAGCATTATATCAAAATAAAATGGGACCTAGTTTCCAAAAATTTAAAGAGGCGTTAATAAGTGGTAGTGACTTTTCTATAATCACCGCCAGATCAAATCCACCACAGGCGATTAAAGAAGGTATTAAAGTAATCATAAATAATGCGTTTAGTCATGTGGAAAGAAAAGAGATGGAAAAGAATCTTAATGGTTTATCTATAGACGAATATTTAAACCTACAAGATTATCATCCAGTATCCTCATCAGAGTTCGCCAAACAATTCGGGTTAGAAAGTGTGGGAACAAATCCCGAAGAAGGAAAGAAAATCGCGTTTAAGAGTTTTGTAGATAGAGTGGTACAACAAATATCTAAAATAAAAGATGACGAAGATTTTGAAGGTATTAGTGTTGGGTTTAGTGACGATGACTTAGGGAATGTAGAAGTGGTAGAAGATTTAATTAGAGATGAATTAAAAAATTTATATCCCGAAATTAATTTTATTGTTTATGATACCTCAGATCCAAAAGATACAAAAAAGAAAAGGATTATTATAAAGAAATAGAATATACCAAATTACCACAATCATATATTCTATTATAACCTCTTTCTATCATAATTTCTTTTTCAGTTTTATTTGAATCAAATCCTTCTGAAACCAATATATCTTTTCTAAACTTATATCTATGTTCTCTTTTTTTGTTAACTACATAGTAATAGTTTGGTTTAGATGAGTTTTTATAATCAAATCCCAATTTATTATATAGATTACCATCACTCCATCTTATATCAGCGTAACTAATAATATTAGTTGGGTTATTCTCTTTAATAAAATGTTTTAATAATTTAGACGCACCCCCAATAACAGAATGGTTTATTTTATTACAAAAACGTAATAACTCCCATTCGTAGTTAGAACCATTCATAACATTACGACCTTTACCAAATGTCATTATAGAGACAAGTTCATCATCATAGTACAAACCATAATTTATTTTACTACCAACAGTTCCTTGTATATGATTTTCATTTAAGAATTTAGTTTTTATTTTAGTAGGTACTTTTTTAATTATACATTTTCTACCATATATTCTATTATCTGTCAACCCCAATAGATTTTTAATTCTACTTTTCACAATATCTTTTTTATTGTCCCATTCATCCTCAAATATATGTATTAAACGTATACCTTCTTTATTACACTCGTTTGTTTTATCAATATGATAATTTTTGTCTTTGAATAAGTCACAATGATAATATAAACCATTTAACTCAAAACCTATATTCTTCTCTTTAACTAATATATCAATTTCTTTTCCATTTAATATATCTCTATCACTTGTTGTTACATCAAAACCTAAATCATTTATAAAATCAGACAATTCTTTTTCCTTTATTGATCTTAATTCATTTACAGGGTTACATATGGTACAACAATTTAAATTATTGTCAAAACGATAGAATAATAAACTTCTATCGATATCATAACTATTTTCACACTTATCACATTCTAATGTAACATAACTACCCCTATCATTTATTATTTTTAATGACTTATACTTTTTATTAAATTTTTTTAACTTTGATAAGATATTGTTTTCTCTATTATTTTCTAATATTAAATTAGTGGATACCCCATATTTTCTAATATTAGTTTTTCTCTTTTTTTCTTTTATACGTTCTAACTTGTTTGGATTAGTAACACCCAATTTATCTTTAGTTTTTTCTATGATGTATTTGGAGTCTTTGAACATATTATCAACACCATATCTTTCTAAATTTGTTTTCTTAACCTTATCTTTTACTTTTTTAGAATTCATAGGGTGTCCACCATATTTTTTTGTGAACGTATTCTTTATCTTTTCTCTCTGTTCTTTTGATTGATTGTTACATTTTATAGAACAATAACTACCATACCCCTCTTTTAAACTTTTTTTAAATTTTAATTCTTTACCACAATTACCACATTTGGGTTGTTCTACAATATTATGAATAAATAAAAATACCTTTTCTTTGAAAGGTAAATCTTCATTTAATTTGTTTTTTTCCACAAATAAATTAATATTATCGAAAATATCCTTATAATTTTTTTTAATAAAATCTTCTCTTGTTTTATTTCCCGATTTATTATCTGTTAAAAAAAATTTTTTATAATCCATTTTTTTAGAAATTAAGATATTTATTAATAAAGGTAAGAAAAAAAAATGATACTTACAATAATAAATATTAAAAAACTATAAAAAATGGCAGATTTATTAATGAGAATGCCTGTTCCTTACGAACCGTTAAGAAAGAATAGGTTTATTTTGAGATTCCCAGATGAATTAGGGATTCAAGAATGGTGGGTTTCGACAACATCAAGACCTAAGTATACGAGTGATGAGGTGGAGATTCCATTTTTAAATACATCTACCTATGTGATTGGTAGATTTAAGTGGGAATCTATTTCCGTAACATTTAGAGATCCTATTGGACCTTCCGCAACACAAGCGTTGATGGAATGGGTACGTTTACACTCAGAATCAGTAACAGGTAGACAAGGTTACGCTGCGGGATATAAGAAAGACGTAGAATTAGAGATGTTAGACCCAACAGGTGTTGTTGTTCAGAAATGGATTCTACAAGGTACACAATTGAATGACGCAGATTTTGGATCATTAGATTATACCTCTTCAGATTTGGCGGATATTACATGTACGCTCAGGTTTGATAGGGCGATAAATGTATTTTAGGATTCCTTCATCGAATATAAGACTTTCCCTTTTATGTATATATTTATATATAAAAGGGATTTTTTATGCAATTTAAATGTGAAATATGTGATAAGGAATATGATACATTATGGAGTTTATCTTCTCATAATGTTAAAAAACATAAAATTAAACCGCAAGAAACTTTTATTAAACATAATTTAGAAGGTAAAACACCTGAATGTAAATGTGGTTGTGGTGAGGTACCAACATTCTTAGGAATTCAAAAAGGGTTTAGAGATTATATTAGAGGTCATGCGTCTAGAGTTAACAATAATTGGGGGCATAATGTTGACGCACAGAAAAAATCTAAAGATACACAAAGAAAGTTATATGGGTCAGGTGAACTTGTAATATGGAATAAAGGGTTAACCAAAGAAGATGACGAAAGGTTAGATTATGGGGATAAGATAAGTTCTAATTTAGAAAGGAATAAAAAAATTTCAAAGGCACTTAAGGGTAGAAAACGTCCACAGTATGTTTTAGATAAACTTGATGAAGGTATGAGAGAATACTGGGGTAAGGAAGAGAATAAAGAAAAACAAAGTCATAAAAGACTTTTATATATAAAAGAAAATGGATTTACAGTAATATCTAATTTAGAAAATAATTTCAGTAAATTACTGGATAATCTTAATATCGATTATTATCAACAATTTTACGTTAGAGAAATTAAATCGTTATACGATTTTAAAATCAAAGGAAAAAATATATTAATCGAAATTGACGGTGATTTTTGGCACTGTAACCCAAAAACAGAACATAAAATACCTGTAATTGAACATCAGAAAAATAATTTAATTAAAGATAAAATTAAAACCGAATGGTGTTTAAAAAATAATTATATTTTACTAAGGTTTTGGGAAGACGACATCAACAATAATATTGAGTGGGTGATTGATGAAATTAAAAAACATATAATTTAAAATTTTTTTTCACATAACCTTTTTATCCTAATAAAAAATTCGTATATTTATATAAAAAATAAAGATATATGGATTTTTCTTTTTTCACTACAGATAATAAATCAGGATATAAAACCAATGAGAAATGGTTTTCAAAAAATCATGTGGACGAATATAATAAGATTATAAATTATTGTTCATCTTATGACTTGTCTACCTTTAAAGAAAAGATATGGTTTTATTATCATAAACTAACAGAAGTACCAAATTGTAGTTGTGGGAAAAAAACCAAATTCAGTAATAGATTAGATAGGGGGTATAATGAATTTTGTTCACTTTCTTGTTTCAATAGTAATAAAACTGAAATGGTTAAAAGGATAAAAGATACGAACCAAAAAAAATATGGTGTAGATTACTATACACAAACTGAAGATTTCATTAAAAAACAAAAGAATACAAAAAAAGAAAAATACGGTGACGAAAATTATAATAATAAAGAAAAAATGTTACATACTAAATTATTAAAATATGGTAATATAGGATATAATAATTTTGAGAAGTATAAACAAACTTGTATGGATCTTTATGGTGTAGACAATTATTCAAAATCTGAAGTGTTTAGACAAAAACTTAAAGAAAAAATAAATGAAAGATATGAAGAGTTAGACATTACCAATATTTCAAATGATTTAACATCCTTAACTATTAATTGTGATAAATGTAATGATTCTTATGAAATTACCCAAAATTTATTAAGGGAACGAAAAAAACATAATTATGTATTATGTACAAACTGTAATCCTATTGGTATGTCATCATCTTCTTCATATGAAAATGAATTATATGATATATTAACACAGTGGGGAGTTGATGTTGAGAGACATAAAAAAATAGAAGGTGATAATAGAGAAATAGATTTGTTTATACCGAGTCACAACATAGGTATTGAAATTAATGGTTTATATTGGCACAATGAACTTTTTATTAATAAAGATTACCATTTAGAAAAAACAAAACTATGTAGAGAGAATGGTATTGATTTAATACATATTTTTGAAGATGAGTGGTTATGGAAAAAGGATATTGTTTTATCTGTTTTAAAAAATAGACTTAATATTGTCAATAAAAAAATTTATGGTAGGAAGTGTGATGTTGTTGAACTTAGTCCTTCTATTAGTAAAACATTTTTAGATGAAAATCATCTTCAAGGTAATGTAAATACAACATTAAAGTTTGGTTTGTTATACAATGATGAATTGGTATCGGTAATGACTTTTGGTAAACGTAATGGAATTGGTAATGGTGAGGAATGGGAGTTAATAAGATTTTCCAATAAAATAAATTATAATGTTATAGGTGGGGCATCAAAATTATTTAAGTATTTCTTAAAAAAGATTAACCCTAAAATAGTAAAATCATATTCTGATAATAGATGGTTTAGTGGTGGATTATATGAAAATTTAGGTTTTAAATATATACACGAAACAAAACCTAATTATTGGTATGTAAAAAATGATATGAGGTATCATAGATTAAACTTTAAAAAAAATAGGTTGGTTAGAGAAGGTTTTGATAAAAATAAAACTGAAAAACAAATTATGTTCGATAGAAAAATATATAGAATATATGATTGTGGTAATAAACTATGGTTGTATGAACATAAAACATAAAAATTATTTAATTTTATAAAAGAATCCTTATCATTAGTTTGGTAGGGATTTTTTGTTATTTGTGTATATTTATATAATAAACCATAAATTATGAGAAAAAGACTGAATACCATTAATGAGGAACTTAACAGAATGAAGTCCTTATTCACTGAGGAAAGAATGTTTGGTAATCTTGTGGAACAAGAAGAAAATGAAATAGAAACAAAAGAACTTGAGGGTATCACAGTTACAGGCGATAAACCCGAAACTGAACAAAATACTGACACATCAAAAGAAACTGAACAAAATACTGACACATCAAAAGAAACTGAACAAAATACTGATAAATCAGAAGAAAAAGTTAACTTAGATAAAAGAGGTTGTATAAAACACATAAAAGAGAAACACAAAGAGGTTGAGGGTTCTGGTGATAGTCGAAAATGGAAAAGAGAAAACCCTGAAGACGTTGAGTCTATTGAATCGTGTTTAAAAACACATTATAAAACTTTCCAAAAAGAAGGGATATTTAAGGCGGGTGATGAGGCTGATCAGTTAATTTATTGGTTGGAATTAAAAATAGAAAAACCTAAAGAGGTCGCAGATAAAGATAAAATTGAGATTAAAAATAATAAAGGTAGAGTTGTAATGATCATTAAAAATGTTAAGGGTAACCTATATAGGTTTAGAGGTAAGAAAGGTGAGGTAATATTTGATAGTT